AAGGTCTGTTTATACCCGAAAACGATTCGGTAAGTCATGATTAGTGATGATCAGGTCATGATTGAACCGGCACCGGTTGAAATCGGCTCAGATCGGCTCACATCGGTTTTTTCGCCTATATCTACACCAAGAATCCACTCACCACTTAATGAATTGCCTTCACGCGGCTTTGAGCTGATCGATTTCGCTGAGCAAATCATCCCGGGCGGTTTTATGCCGTGGCAAAAATGGCTGGCCGAGCATTCGCTTAAGGTAAAGCCGGATGGCAGGTATCACCATCCCGTAAGTGTGGCCACAGTTGCCAGGCAAAATGGCAAGAGCACATACATGATGGCCCGAATCATGATGGGCCTTTTCCATTGGCAAGAATCTTTGCAGGTTTCCACAGCTCACAGATTGGTCACATCACTCGAGCAATTTCGGGCAATCGTGCAGATCATCGAGGCAAATCAAGATTTGGCCAATCGTGTGAAGCGTATCCGCTGGCAGCATGGTGCTGAGGAAATCGAAACTTTGGATGGCTGCCGTTTTATCATCAAAGCTGGAGGATCGGCGGCGCGTGGATTGTCAAAGCCGGAAACAGTACACATGGATGAAATCCGGGAATTGCACGACATGGAAACATTTGCCTCAATGAGATATACCTTGATGGCTGCCAAGAATCCGCAGGTCAATTGCTTTTCAACGGCCGGTGATTCGCACTCAATCGTTTTGAATCAATTGCGTGAAAGAGGATTGGCCGCAGCTAGTGGCGCAGCTGATGATGTGGGCTATTTTGAATGGTCGGCACCGACTGATGAAATTTCATTGGAAAATGCAGCTTTTGCCAATCCCGGCCTTAACATAACTATTCACCCAGACAATATCCGTGCCGTTTTCAATGATCCTCCCGATGTCGTACAAACCGAGGTATTGAACAGATGGGTCACGACAATTTCAAGTGTCGTGGGATCAAAAGAATGGCAAGCCTGTGGCGATGACTCAATTGATCTTGATCCAGACAAGCTCACATGGATGGCAATCGATATTTCACCGGATCGCAGAAATGCGGCCCTTGTGGCCGCTCAAAAGCTTGGTGATGAAAGCTTTATTGTGAAGCTGTTGCACACATGGGAAAACATCATTCAGCTTGATGATCGAGCAATTGCCAATGATGCAGCCAGCTATTGCCGCAAATACCCAATTGAGTATTTGCTTTATAGCCGCCGCACAACTGGAGCCATTGCGGCGCGTATGTTGCCAGCCGGAATCCCGATCCACGACATGGACAAGGACTACCCACAAGCTTGTGATGAATTATTGGGTGCAATCAATTCGGGCCGGCTTAAGCACCGAAATCAAGCTGCATTGACAGAGCAAATGCTTTCAGCTGTGCAATTGCGTAGAGGCGATGGCGGTTGGGTAATTGGAAGGCGAGCCTCACAAACCAGCGTGGCCGCAGCTGTGGCCGCTGCACTTTGTACGCATTTCGCGACACGCCCAGAAACCGAAATTGATATTTTAGTGGGTTGATGCTTGACATTTTGAGAAAATAGGTGCATGGGATTATTTGACCGAAAGCGCATGATTGAAACAGTCGCGCCCACGCGCGGTGCTGACATAGCTGCACAGATCGGCCCAGCTCCAACACTTGATGCATTTTTTCCATTTGGTGGAGCTGATTACATTGCAAGCCGTGAGGAAGCAATGAGTGTGCCGGCAATTGCACGCGCACGCAATATGATTTGCAATTCAATTGCAACAATTCCAATGGTTACACGCGACAAAGTAACAGGCCAAATTGTAGAGCAACCTGTTGTGATCAATGAACCTGACAAGCGCGTACCGGGTGCCGCATCATGGGTGTGGGCGTGTGAAGATTTACTTTTTACCGGCTTTTCATATTTCATGATTCAATCCGTTTTTGCAGACACCGGCCGTGTCCGAGAAATGTGGCGCGTTGCACCAAATCGCGTTGGGGTTTTCTTGAATTCAATCGGCACGCAAATTGAGTATTACACAGTCGATGGATCGCGTGTGCCAGATTCAGGCCCGGGCAGCTTAATTGTATTTTATGGCAACGATGAAGGATTATTGAATCGCGCTGGTCGCACAATCCGTGCAGGTGCAGAGCTTGAAAGAGCTGCCGCAATGTACGCACGCGAACCTGTGCCATCAATGGTTTTGAAATCAAATGGCACGGCATTGCCAGCTGATCGCATTGCGAAACTTTTGGATGCATGGGGCGCAGCTCGCAGAAATCGCGGCACAGCTTTTCTTAATGCTGATATTACAATGGAGACTGTTGGCTTTACACCGGAACAAATTGGCCTCAATGCAGCTCGTGAAATTATTGCAACAGAATTGGCAAGAGCCGTGGGAATTCCGGCATATTTTATTGATGCGCCGACTGGATCATCCATGACCTATCAAAACGCCCAAACGGCGCGTCAAACTCTTTTGGACTTTTCACTTTTGCCGCTGATGAATAGCATTTCTGGCAGGTTATCCATGCCAGATTTTACGCCACAAACACAGCGCGTGGAATTTGATTTGAAGGCTTACCTACGGGGATCAGAAAAAGAGCGTGCAGAAATTTACAAGATTTTATTTGAAATCGGCGCGATTACCACCGATGAAATCAGACAAATGGAGGACATGATCTCATGAAGCTAACAACACCAATGCAAATCACCGCAGCTGATTCAGATGCACGCACAATCACCGGTCGCATCGTTGCATTTAATGAGCACGCAAATGCATCAACCGGCAAGGTTGTTTTTGCTCGTGGATCGATTCAACCACAAGATGTTTTTTTGAACCTTGAGCATGACAATACGCGCAGAATTGGGCGCAGCGTGGCCATGTCTGTGAACGACAAGGAAATCACAGCGACATTTAAGATTGCCAATACAACAGCCGGCACCGATGCATTGACAGAGGCCATGGAAGGCCTACGCGATGGATTCTCAATTGAATTGGCTGTGGACAATTACGAAATGCAAAAGGATGGCACAATGAAAGTTATCAATGGCCAGCTCACGGCCGTTGCATTGGTTACTGAACCAGCTGTGCGATCTGCACGCGTTTCTGAGGTAGCCGCATCAGAAGATTCTGAAACTGAAACAGTTACAGAGACAACAAACCCAAATGAAGGAGACAAGATGGACAACACTACCGAACCAGTAGCTCCTGCCGTTGAACCGGTAGCAGCTCCAGAAGTCGCACCTGTGCAGGCATCACGCCCAGCATATTTCACATCACCACGCTCACCAATTGTGGACAAGGTTTCATATCTTGAGCACTACCTACGCGCAAGCGTTTTGCATGATGAGGACAGCCGCCAGTATGTAAAGGCAGCTGATAACACAACATCAACAGCACCCGGCATGATTCCAACACCACAAAGCACACAGGTGATCAACGCACTTGCAAATGCTGATCGTGGAACAATTGATGGCATCAGCCGTGAGACATTGGTTGCAGAAGGCATGACATTTGAATTGCCCCGTGTGACCGCTGTTCCCACAGTTTTGCCAATCAACGAAAACGATGCAGTTACAGAATCATCGCTATCTGCAACATTTTTGTCAGTTTCAGTACAGCCTTTCAAAGGCCGTGCAATCTCGACAGTAGAGCTCATCGACCGCAGCCGACCAGAGTACCTAACAGCTTTGCTCCAGAATCTTGAATTTGCGTATGCAAAAGAGACTGATGAGTATGCACTTGCAGCAATGCAAGCGGCAGTCACTAGCGTGACAGCACAGGCAGCAAACTCAGCAACCGGATTCCTTGGATACACATCAAAGGCAGCCGCAAATGTTTATGGCGCATCACTTGGATTCGCTCGCTCATTGATCGTTTCACCTACACAATGGGGAAACATCATGGGATACAACGACAATGGCGCACCACTTTACAACGCAGCACAGCCTTCAAACGCAGCTGGAAATGTACGCGGTGACAGCTTGCGCGGTGTAGTTTCACCGGGCTTAAACCTTTATGTTTCACGCTCATTTGGTAACGCTGGAACAACAACAGCCGATGGCGATTCTTCAATGGTCGTTGTGAACCCAGATTCATACACATGGTACGAATCTCCACGCTTTACGCTACGCAGCAACATCAACAGCGATGGAACAATTGACATCCTGTACTACGGCTATGGCGCACTAGCTGCCAAAGTGCCAAATGGTGCACAATTTAATAACCTCCCATAAATCACTATCGGTAATGGTCGCTCCCGAACATTACTGACACGAAAGGAACCGAGATGCCAGCAATAGTCACAGCCTCACAGCTGAGGTCAATTCTTGGTGTCTCGGTTTCTTTATATAGTGATGCTCAATTGGATTCTTACATAGATTCCGCCGAGCAAACTATTTTGCCTTTACTTACGCAATACCAATCATCGGTGACTTTTGTAAATGTGAGTGATTCCGTCATTTATTTCACCACACAACGGCCAAATTATTTTGTGCCTGGTCAATCTGTTGTTGTTACCGGGGCCGGAACCTACAACGCGACCTACACAGTCACCGATGATCGGATTGAGCCATATACATTTACAGCGGCAACAGCCGCAGCTGATCGCACATATCCATTGCCGTTGATACCTGCCGCATTTGCGACCTTATCCGGTGGATCAGCCGCGCAGCTGTACGCAAACACACCACCAATTGAAAACGCCATTTTGGTTGTAGCGGTCGAGATTTTCCAGAGCATCACAGCTCCCGGCAACCAAATGATGTCAGATACTTTCCAGCCAACGCCGTTTATTTTAGGCCGCAGCTTAAGCAACAGAGTGATTGGCCTACTCGGGCCATTTTTAGATGTTGAAACAATGTGCCAATGAGTATTGAATCCGCAATTCGCACACCATTGAAAACAGCACTCTCATCAATTGCTGCCAATGTGTACAACGGCATTCCAGAGACAATGACATCACCGAGCATTTGCTTGATCCCGGATTCACCATATCTTGAAAGCGTTTTGATAAATGGATCAACAACAAAAGTTAGAATCAATTTGACTGTGACTGGGGTTGTGGGATACACAAACAATGCCGCAGCTTTGGACAATCTTGAAACTTTGATGATCAATATCATCAGCGCAATGCCGGGCGGTTATGTTGTCGGCGATGTCAGCGCACCTCAATCATTGGAAGTCGGCGCGGGCAAATACCTCGTGGCAGATTTACAAGTAAGCACCTACTACACCAACTAAGGAGAAATCATGCCAACAACAATCATCACAGGCAGAGATATCACATTCACCATTGCTGGTGATAGTTTCGATGCTCAAGCCACATCAGCGACTTTGACAGTCGATTCAACCATCAACACATATCAGACACTCGATGGCAAGGCGTATTTTACGACTGACACTCAAGGCACATTTGCTGTTGAAATGCTTGCCGATTGGGGCGCAGCCGGATCGCTTTGTGAGGAACTTTGGACAGCTGCGACAAGCGCACCAAATACAGGATTGTCTGTGATATTCGGAGCAGATTCGGGCGCATCATTTGCGTTTGATGTTCAGCCGATTTTGCCATCAGCTGGAGGCACAGCACCGGATGCACAGACTGTTTCACTATCATTCACCTGTGTTACAACACCTATTTTAACAATTAGCTAACAAAGGAGCTCGGGAGCATGAAACTACCAATCACAATTGAATATACAGATGGCAATGCTGAAACATACATTGCACATCCGGCAGAATGGGCAAAATGGGAAAACAAAACAGGCAACACGATTGGACAAGCTCAGGACAAAATGGGTGTGTCTGATCTGTTGTTTCTTGCATATCACGCAATGAAGCGTGAAATGGCAGGCAAACCTGTAAAGCCATTTGAAATTTGGTGTGAGACTGTCAGCGATATCAATGTCGGTGATGCAAGCCCAAAAGTTACAAAGCCGGAAGCATAAACCGGATTTTGTGGGAGGTGGCCATAGCAAGCGGCCAACCTCTCAGCGAATTCAAAACAGCGGAGGATTTACTCACGGCAATCGAGATTATGGAGAGGCGTAATGGCTAGCAAATCAACCAGAGACACCGGCACATTCTCTTTTGCTGTTGAGCCGTTAGAACTCAAAAACCTTTTTTCGCTTTTGTCTGCCTTGCCAAAAGAGGTTCAAGGTGAGGTACGCGATTCCGCTCAGCTTATGTCAAAACGGCTTGCCGGTCAGCTGATTCAATTCGGTTTGGTTTCCCGTACACCTCAAGCCAAATTGGTTGTGCAATCAATTACCACCCCACGCGATCGATTGATCCGGGTTGATATTGGTGGCACAAAGCGTGTTGGCCGTAAATATGGCGGCAAAACCAGCAAAAACGGAAAGCGCACAAATCAACAATCGGCACAAGCTGGAGCTTTGATGTGGGGATCTGAATATGGTTCACATCCCGGCATTGATAGGCGCGGCCGCAAATACACAAACAGATTCAAGGCGGCCGCAAATCCCGGCGGTTATTGGATCACGCCGGCTGTTGATTGGTACACACCCGTCGTTGCCAAAGAATATATTGCCATGGTTCAAACGATTATCAGAGCGAACGGACTCGAATGATGGCCAAAATTCCAAAAGTCACAGTAAGTTTTGATGCCGATCTCAATAAATTGAAATCTGGTGTGAAAGACGCAACTCAAGATGTTGAATCATTTGGCGATAAGGTAAGCAATTTTGGCAAAAAGGCCGCAGCTGCATTTGCTGTCGCTGGAGCTGCCATTGGTGCTTTTGCCGCTGCATCGGTCAAAGCTGCCGCTGAGGATGAAGCTGGTCAAAAAAAGCTTGAAGAAACAATCCGCAACACCACCAATGCCACAGCTGATCAGATTGCTGGCATCGATAAATACATAACGGCCCAAAGTATTGCCACCGCGACAACCGATGACATTATCCGTCCGGCCTTGTCTCGCCTGTTGCGCTCAACTGGAGATTTGACCAAAGCTCAAGAATTGCTCACATTGAGCCAAGAAATTGCAGCGGCCACCGGCAAGCCTTTGGAGGCTGTTACAAACGCTGTTGCCAAAAGCTTTGATGGGTCAAATACAGCACTCACAAAATTAGGCGTTGGCATTGATGCCGCAACTCTTAAGACATTGACATTTGATCAAACACAGCAATTGCTCAACAAAACTTTTGATGGTTTTATTGAAAACCAATCTGAAACAGCCGCTTTCAAATTTCAGCAATTATCAATCGCCATCGATGAAACAAAAGAGCAAGTAGGCGCAGCTTTATTGCCAGCGGTCAAATCTTTGACAGATTACATTTTGCTCAATGTTGTGCCAGTCGTGCAAAGCTTTGTTGATGGTTTGACTGGTCAAGATGGCCTCAATGAAGGATTGACCAAATCACAAAAAACAGCTGTTGAGTGGGGCAAAAAAGTACGCACAGTCATTGACACAGTTATCGAGTACAAAGATGTGTTGATCGTGACCGCTGGGGTCATCGGTGGCATTTTCCTTGTGTCGAAAATCGCGGCAGGTATTGCGGCCACAATTGCAGCAATCAAAACATTGATTGTTGCGTATAACCTTTTGAAATCATCGGCAATCGTTGCAGGCGTTGCACAGGCTTTTGCACTCAATCCATTGCTGGGTGTTGGAGCGGTGGCACTAGCTGCCGGAGTTTTGGCAGGTGCAAACGCTTTGGCCAGATCAAGTGATAGCGATGTGCCGACACCATCAACCGGATCAATCCCATTTGCATCAGGATTCCAGCCACCGGCCGGCACAACAATTGTGCCACCGGCAACAACTGGCCCGGTTGTCGTAGTGCCATCAGGCGGTGGCGTTGCAACAGTCGTGGCAAGTGCTGCAACAGTTACCAAAAAGGCTGAGCAGGTTGTAACAGACATTGCCGGTGCTTTTGATGATTTTACAAGCGGCACAACTACTTTGGCCGGGGTCAATGCTGCATCAAACCGAGGTTTCCCATATGGCACATCAGGTGTCAATACAAACACACTTGCTGGAATTATGGCCGCATCAGGCCAGCCAGCTGTGGTGATCAATGTAAATTCGCCATCGATCATTGATGAAGAAGGTTTCACACGCGCACTCAACAACGCTCAAAACAACAGTTATTTTAGAGGCACGGGCGGCGCAACCAATTTAGTGGGAATTTAAGCGATGAGCATTTTCAATCCTGTGTGGCGCGTAACGATTGGCGGCGTGCAATATCAAACGGCCATTTTAGCCAATCTGACAATCACAAGCGGTCGCACAAATATTTATGAGCAAGCGCAGGCAGGATATACAAATCTGGACATCATAAATCTTGATCAATCAAATGTTGCAATTGGAATCAATGATTCACTTACCATTGAGCTGCAAGATTCCACAGACACATTTGTGCCAATTTTTGGCGGCTCGGTTGTTGATATTGCAATCTCGGTGGCTGAGGTTGGCAGCGTTGATTATGCACAGCGAATCAGCATCATTGCTTTGGGCGCATTGGCTAGATTGCCAAAAGCTTTGACCGATGGTGTGCTGCCGCATGATTTTGATGGCGATCAGATTTTTACAATTCTTAGTCAAGTTTTATTTGCATCATGGGCGGAAGTACCTCAAGCCTTGACATGGGCAACTTATGATCCAACGACTCAATGGCAAGACGCAGAAAACACCGGATTGGGCGAAATTGATCGGCCGGGAAATTATGAGCTGGCACAGCGATCATCATCACGCACAGATGTTTATTCGCTTGTCTCAGCTTTGGCATCATCGGGATTGGGTTATATTTACGAGGATTCATTTGGTCGCATTGGCTATGCAGACAGCACACACCGCACCAATTATTTGGCAGCCAACGGATATGTTGATCTCACAGCAAATCAGGCTGTGGCATCAGGTTTAAGCATCCAGCAACGCACAGGCGATGTTAGAAATAACATCACAATCAAATACGGGCAAAACAGTCAAAGCGAAACCGATGCCAGCGATACAGAATCAATTGCGCTATATGGCCAACTCTCACAGATTTTCACAACTACATTGCGGCATTTACATGATGCGCAGGATCAGGCCGCTTTTTACCTGGCTTTAAGAGCTTACCCACGATTCAATTTCAACAACATCACATTTGAGCTTACAAATCCAGAAATCGATGACAGCGACCGCGATGCCTTGATCGGTGTTTTTATGGGTATGCCGGTGAACATCGCCAATTTGCCACTCAATATGAATTCCGGCGATTTCTTGGGTTTCGTTGAAGGCTGGACATTTTCGGCCAGATACAATCAGGTCAGCATTTCAATGATCGTCTCACCGATTTCATTCTCATTGCAGGCAATGCGTTGGAACGATGTGCCGATTGTTGAAGCATGGAACACAGTCAATCCAACTTTGGATTGGATAAATGCCACGATTGTGGCGTAAGGAGAAAACATGAGCAATCCAACGAGCAATTTTGGATGGCAGATGCCAACGGCCACAGATTTGGTCACGGATTTGCCAGCCGATTTCGAGGTATTTGGGCAGGCGGTTGATACATCATTGGCCGAGCTTAAAGGCGGCACAACAGCCCAAGTTTTAGCAAAAACATCAGCAACAGACATGGATTTTACATGGACAACATTGCCACCAAGCGGCAAGATTTTGCAGGTTGTTCATTACAATTCTTTTACATTGACAACAACCTCATCAACAACCTATGCAACAACTGGCATTGTTGGATCGATTACGCCAAGCAAAACTACAAGCAAAGTTTTGGTCATGGTCAAAATTCCATGGCAATACTTGAGCGGCTCATCAACTGTTGGTTTTAACACTCGCTTGTATCGTGCTGGATCAAACATTTCACAGCTAGATCAGGAAGCAGCTCGAAATGCTGGAATTACCAGCGGTCTCAATGGATCATCGACTCATTTGTACCTTGATTCACCATCATCAACATCATCGGTCACTTATGAAATCTTTGGTGCTGTAGCTGGCACAAGTGCCAATGCTTATTGGGGCGGCCAAGGTCAGCCAGCTGCACTCGTACTTATGGAGGTTGGAGCATAATGATTAAAGGACACGATGTATTGCAAATGCTTATCCCATCCGGTGGGTGGGTTATTGCTGGAGATGATTACGACACAATCCAATTTTTGGAGTGTGAACCAATTACCAAAGCGGAATTTGAAGCCGGATTTGCTTTGGCTGATGCATGGAGAGCAGATCAAGAAGCTGCCAAAATAGCTGAAAAATCCGCATTGCTGGCAAAATTAGGCATCACAGCTGATGAAGCGAGATTGTTGCTTTCATGACTTTTCCACAAGGCACATTGCCGCGTTTGATTCAGGTTGCGCTCGCTGAGGTGGGCACAGCTGAAACAGGCAACAATGAAACCAAGTATGGCAAGCACATGAAAGCCGACAAGCTGCCATGGTGTGGGTCGTTTCTCAATTGGTGTGCAGATCAAGCTGGTGTCGATGTGCCAAATGTAGTGAGCACCCGAGCTGGAGCTGATGCTTTTAAGAAAATGAGGAAATGGCACACCACACCAAAGATTGGTGATTTTGTTTTCTTTGATTTCATCATCGATGACAAAGAAACAATCAATCACATTGGCTTGGTTATCCGTGTTTCAGACAAACAGATTGTGACCATTGAAGGCAACACATCAGGCGGTGGCGATCAGCGCAATGGTGGCGAAGTCATGGTCAAATCAAGAACTTTGGGAGCACGCTCATTTGTAATCGGTTATGGCCGACCAGCTTATGAGCCTTTTTCCGGTGATTTACCGGATCGACCAAAAGGAGAAAAATAATGGAGCAAGCAAAAGCAATTGCAGCCTCATGGGGCCGCTCATACATCGCAGCTGCATTGGCCGTGTATATGGCCGGTGGCGATCTCAAAGCAATGGCAATGGGTGGCGTGGCAGCTGTTGTGCCCGTCATTTTGCGTTGGCTGAATCCAGCTGACAAAGCTTTCGGATCAACGGGGAAATGATCCCGAAACTACTCGCGGCAGGCTTAGCCTTGATCCTTTCACTAAGCCTTGCCGGGTGTGGTTATCAAGGATGGGTGCGATACCCATGTCAGGAGCACGAGAATTGGGAAAACCCAGAGTGCCAAAAACCGCAATGCAAGGTGACAGGTACTTGCACAGAGGATGTGATTGGTGATGGCCTCAAAGAATAAAGAGCGTTTAAGTCAAGAGGAAATCAAAGCGCGTTTGATGTTTTTAATCGGCGCGGTTTTGTCATTTGTGTTTTTAATTGTCACATTGGGCATCACATATGCATTGATCTTTGTGACACAACCAATTGGCGCACAAGCTCCCAATGATGCAGCTTTCATTGATTTGCTCAAGACTTTGGCAATTTTCCTCACCGGGTCTTTGGGTGGGGTTTTAGCATCAAACGGCCTCAAAGACAAACAACACAAATCCGAGTATGAGAAAACACTCGAGAAGCGTTTTGGCGGTAGCGACACGCCATGATTTGAGCGTGATTGTTGAAATTGTTTGCCTTGCCTGTCACTCTTTATTTGGGAGCAGATAAGCTGTTCCCAGAAACGGGAGCAACAAAATGAACGAATTATCAATTGTGATCTTCATGATCATTGCTGGAGCCTTTTGGGCTGTCATGAGCTACGCGGTCGGATTTAAGGAAGGCCAGCGACAAGGCTATACAAGAGGCCGAGCCGTAGCGCGCCACGCTGTTTCAGCTGATCGCAAGGTGAACAACTAATGGCCGGATTCTTAGAAAACTACGAAGGCAACAAAGAGCGCACAGATCGTTGGCTGCGCACATTTCCAAATGGGAGGCTTGAAGCTCACATCATCGAATTTAATGCTGAAAAAGGCTATGTGCTGGTACAGGCTAAGGCATGGCGCAATCAAGAGGAAACAGAGCCAGCCGGTATTGATTACGCTTTCGGCTATCGCGAGGCTTTTAATTCCAACATGAAGCGATGGTTTTGCGAAGATACGACCACCTCAGCTTTGATGCGCGTGATGGCCTTGGTTATGGGTGGAGCAGAAAAGGCCACAAAAGAAACCATGGAAAAGGTAAATGCCGCTGATGCTTATGATCCATGGGCAACCAAATTTGGTGATGTGCCAAGTTACAAAACAGCTGCCGAGGCCGAGCAAGCCGGCATCCCATCATTTGGATCATCGATGGATGAGATTGCCAAGCAATTGGGTGGTGAGCTTGTACAAGAGGCACCGCAATGCCCACATGGCCACCGCATTTGGAAGCAATCACATGATGGCTCACCAAAATCATGGGGCGGCTATTTCTGCACAGAGCGCACAAAATCAACCCAATGCCAACCGCTTTGGTATGTATTGCGATCAACCGGAAAATGGGAGCCACAAGTATGAGCGACTTTATGGAAATCCTCAACCCACAAACAATGACCGGCAAATTGTACTTTCAAGGCGAGGTGCTGGATGAGTACAAAATTGAGCAATGCGATAAATGCTCAAAGCTTGTAAAGCTTGATTCATTTGGTTATCAAAAAGGTTATGACAATCACGAAAAGGTGATTTGGTTTTGTGGTGATTGCCGATGATTGACCGCATCGAGGAAGTGCAATGCATGATTGCAGCCATCCAGCATTGCCATGATCGATCAGCTGATCACAGCTCAAGGATCGTGCGCAATCTGTCATGGTTTGAATATGTGGCTCAAAACGCTGAATCAATGGTATCTGAATGGGTTGTGGCAAAACGATTGGGATATGAGTACACACCGGGCATCACATGGGATAAGTCAAAAGCTGATGTGGGCGATCACATTGAGGTGAAATGGTCACCCAATCCGCATTCAAATCTGTGGATTCAGGAATCAGACCGGCATGATCGTGACATTGCAATACTGGTCACAGGAAATTCACCAAAAATGCATATCGTTGGCTGGATCCCGGTGGCAATAGCTAAGAAACCACGCTATCGAAACGCATCACAAAACAATTGGAGCGTGCCACAAATCAACCTGCAACCAATTGAAACATTACAAAGGAGCAATTATGCACATCCTTCAATTTGATTGTTCAATTTGCAAGAAGCTTTACGGCAAGCCTAAGCAACGCCATGGCCTCAAAAAAGGTGCTGAACTCACGGCACATGAGTGGTTCGCCCAATGCATGGGATGCGGTGCATTTGGGATCAAGATTGTTGATGATGCAAGGATTGAGGAGCTAAGTGATGGCAACCTATGAATTCAAGTGTGATCAATGTGGCACGATGGCAATCATCAATCGATCAATCGATGCCGATGGTGATGTTGATGCTGGCAATTGCATGGCTTGTGCAATTCCAATGACACGCATTTGGAGCGATGTTGCAGCTGTTTTCAAAGGTACTGGATGGGGTAAGTCATGATTAAGTTATCCACAGGCATCATCCACAGGCTGTGCGCAACGCCCAAGCGCACGCTCAATGTTGCAATGTATTTGCGTGGTTCGGTACGCTCCATGCTCGTGGGCGAGCCGCTGAGGCGGATAGCTCGCAAGCGATGCTTGGTGCTATTGGCCGGGCTATGTGTTGTATTCACAACACCGGCAAGTGCCACACAAGATGCAACAAAGAAACCATCAATTGATTCATTGAAGCTTTATGCCCATTCAAGAATTGTCAATTGGCAAGAAATGAAATGCTTTGACATATTGATAACCAAGGAAAGCAATTGGCGTGTGGAGGCAATCAATCCCAATGGCAATCACTTTGGATTGGGCCAGATGAGAAACACCAAGTATCGCAACCTCGATGGGTATCGCATGATCGATTGGACATTGAGATATATAGATCACAGGTATCAAGGCAGGATTTGCAATGGAGCTTTGGCACATTGGCGAAAGCATGGGTGGCATTGATGGCATACTCATCACAGCGAGCCAAGAATTCAACCCAATGGAAGAAAACTAGGAAGCGAATCATTGCCAGAGATCAAGGCATATGTGCTTACTGTGGAGCTGAGAACGCAACAACAGTTGATCATGTCGTGCCGGTAGCTCGTGGCGGCGATGATAGTGAAAGCAATCTGGTTTGTGCGTGTGTAAAGTGCAACACATCGAAAGGAAAAAAAATGCCGTTCGATTTTTTTGAACCTGTTTCCAC